TGGCATTTCCGGTTCCGGCAAGTCCAGCCTGATCAATGAGATCCTGTACAAGACGCTGGCCTGTGAGCTGAACGGTGCCCGCAGCCGTGCGGGCAAGTGCGACGGGGTGGAGGGTCTGGAGTTCGTGGATAAGGTCATTGGCATCGACCAGCAGCCCATCGGCCGCACGCCCCGCTCCAACCCGGCCACCTATACCGGCGTGTTCAACGATATCCGCGCCGTCTTTGCCGAGACCCAGGATGCAAAGATGCGCGGCTATGGCCCGGGCCGGTTCAGCTTCAACGTCAAGGGCGGCCGCTGTGAGGCTTGTGAGGGCAACGGCATCCTGCAGATCGAGATGCACTTCCTGCCGGATGTCTATGTCCCCTGCGAGGTGTGCAAGGGCGCGCGCTATAACCGCGAGACGCTGGAGGTAAAGTATAAGGAAAAGACCATCTCCGACGTGCTGAACATGACCGTGGAGGAGGCGGTGGTGTTCTTTGCCAACCAGCCCAAGATCGCCCGCAAATTGCAGACCCTGCTGGATGTGGGCCTTGGCTATGTGACCCTGGGTCAGAGCGCCACCACCCTGTCCGGCGGCGAAGCCCAGCGTGTCAAACTGGCCAATGAGTTAGCCCGACGCAGCACCGGCAAGACGGTGTATATCCTCGATGAGCCTACCACAGGCCTGCACATTGCGGACGTGCATCGCCTGATCGAGGTGCTGCAGAAGCTGGTGGATGCGGGCAACACGGTCATTGTCATCGAGCACAACCTGGATCTCATCAAGTGTGCCGATCACATCATTGACCTTGGCCCTGAAGGCGGCAGCGCCGGCGGCCTGGTGATTGCCGAGGGTACGCCCGAGCAGGTGGCCGAGGTGCCCGGCAGCTTTACCGGCCAGTACCTCAAGCCCCTGCTGGAAAAGGACAGGCAGTTGCGGGCCGCGGAAGCAGAAACTGGTGCAAAAGCAAAAAAGTAAAGCGGCGCTCATACGACAAAAATCATACTTTTCTTGAAAAAATCAGAAAAAGATGCAGAAAAGTGTTGACAAAACCCGGAAAGATGCGTATAATATCTTTTGTCGCCAATGCTTCGGTAGGGAGGCAGAGGACGATATCCGGGTGTAGCGCAGTTTTGGTAGCGCGCTTGAATGGGGTTCAAGAGGCCGTGAGTTCGATTCTCGCCACTCGGACCAGATGATTCCCAGTCGAACAACTGTTCGGCTGGGAATTTTTTTGTTTTTCGGAAGCAGACGCTTCAGAAAGATTAAAATAAATAAGCATTTCCGTGTCTGTGATCTCGATGCGATTTACAAAGGTATCAATGATCCTGCGGTTATAATCCTCGGTACGTTCATTGGGAGAGATAAGGAACTGCTCCAACAGGAAAAGGATGCGCTCACGATCCAGAACGGGTGGATGAATTTCTTTCAGGGATTCCAACTGATAGTTGAGAGTGCTTTCCTGCTGTTCCAGGTCAGCAAGGCGGGCGGACAGACGAGAGCTGGCAGTACCGTTTTCAATGGATTCAATGATATTGTTGATTTTTCGACGCACATCGGCCAGGCCTTGCTCTAACATTGCACGCTCTGGATCGGGCTGGTTGACATCTGCCTGCTGTGCAGCGGCAATAGCGTCGGCCAGATCTTCAAGAGTGTCTGGACGAAGGATATTTTCACAGATGGCATTGACCACAAGATTCTCGGCAACATCTTTTTGGATGTTTTTCTTTTTGCAGGTACCGCCATCAGCTTTATTCCCGCAAGCATAGTAATAGTAAACATCGTTGCGGCAGTTGTGGCCGGAGATGCCCCGCATCAGACTGTGGCAGCAACCGCAGAAAAGCTTGCCAGAGAGCAAGTAATCAGCATGGGAACTGTGTGGTGCGCGGTGCTGCTTATTGAGTGTGAGCATTTTCTGAGCCCTCTTCCATAGATCATCGTCGATGATGGCGGGAATTGCACCATCAATGCGGACATCGTAGGCCTTGCAGATATAGACACCATGATAGGCTTCATTCTGGATGATACGAGGAATGCTGCATTTGTTGAAGGCGTTGCCCTTACTGGTACGGAGCCCGGCAGCGTTCAGCTGCTCCACGATGGAAGCGCTGCTTTCTCCGGCCGCATAGTGCTCAAAGATGAATCGAATGGTCGGGGCGTTTTTCTCGTCGATAATAAATCGCTTGTGTTCATCCGTAGTAAGCCCCAGGGGGCGGCTGGGATTGATGGCTCTTCCTTTCAATGCGGATTCCCGCATACCACGCCGCATCTTTTGAGCCAGTTCTGCGGAATAGTATTCGGCCAGGGATTCCATCAGACCTTCCAGAATAATGCCCTCGGGCCCTTCCACAGAGCTTTCGGCTGCATAAAGAATGCGAACTCCGTTATCCCGCAGTTTCTTTTTGTAGACCGCGCTATCATAGCGATTGCGGGCAAAACGGTCAGTTTTCCAGCAGATCACGAGATCGAACAGATGTTTGCTGCTATCTGCGATCATCTGCTGAAAAGCCAGCCTGGATTCAACACCACGGCCCGAAATGTGCCGGTCAATGTATTCATGCACGATAGTCAAGCCATGCTGCCGGGCGTAGGCTTCGCAGTCCCGGCGCTGGCCCTCGATGCTCTGCTCGGTCTGCTGGGAACCGCCGCTGTAACGGTAGTAGGCAACAAGACGGTTCCCGGGAGATACTTTCTTTTTTCTTGCCATGATTGCTCCTTGTGCGCTGAGCAGGATCATGGTACAATGAAATTGCTCAGCAGGCGTGTTTTCTTATCCTATGATTATTCTCCGACAGACAGATTCCCCATCTGGCCCCGGCGGCTCTATCGTACAGAGCTGCCGGGGATTCTTTATGACTGGAATTATGTACGCTTCAAAATATTGGCCCAATCCTCGGGAAATCCCATTGCAGGAAGCTTTACATACTCGGAATATTCTTCCAGCAATCCTTTGATTTCAGGGATGACATAGTTATTCCATTCATCCGGGGTCGAGTATAGGAAGGACATGATATAGATCTGATCGAAAATCCGTCCGCTGGTTTCCTTATACTGGTGATGATGTTTGCATTGGGTCGGAGTACGGCCGAAGTTGAAATCATAGATCCGCATATAATGGGCAAGGTGGTTTCGGGTAAAGGTTAGATTCTCAATCCAATTTTCCAGCTGAACCGGGCCAGTATGATAGCTGCGGGCCAATACTTTCTGATAAGGACCTTTCAGATTTTTGTAAATGGCTGAAAGATTCCCCATCGTCAGGATCTCAACGGCAACCCACATGGGAAGATTTCCGTCATATTCTTCGATGTGATGCTTGATAAAGGGGAGATTTCGATTGTTTCTGAGTTCATGGTAGAATAGGCTGGAAAATTTCAAGAAATCTGATTGATTGCGGTAGAGTGAGCTATCAAGATAAATCAGAGGATTTTCAGGGAAAGCGGATGTAAGAGAATAGGAAAGCCTTGTTTTTAAGGTTTCCTCAATATCTTCCAGGGCAAACATCAGAATACGAGTTAATTTGCGGTCAAAGTCGTACAGAGCTTTGATCTGCTCCAGCGTAGTACCGGAAAGATAATGTGCTTTATCTTCCTGCTTGAACCCATGGAGATAACCGGAAAGCCGATAATAATTTACATGATAGAGCAATTCTTCTGCCGCTTGCTTGTCGGCAATAACAAGCCCGCGGGATTCCAGAAGGGCGACTTGCTCTGTAAGGGAAAGATGTTTCTTTAATTCTTTCATAGAAATATCTCCGAAAAAAAAAAAAGCGCCCCCGCCAGGGTACGCATCGTTGAGAGGCGTGGCGGGGTCTGTATCATGGCTATATTATACTCCGCCCAGGGCCTGTTGTACACAAAATTTTTGTGAACTGTTGCGAACATCACAAAAAAAGTTTGAAAAACCTATTGACAAGTATCTGAAATTCAAACTTTATTCATAATACCCCACCGGCTGAGCCCGGCGGGGGATTGTTTTGCCCCGCTGGTGTTTGCCCCACTGGCGGGGTTATTTTTGTTTGTGGGACTGATTCCAAAATGAAAACAGTTCATTTGAGCGGATAGCCGTTTTTGGTAACAACTGTTTTTTCAACAAGGCTTATGCCGTCAAGGTTGGATTTGCGTATACCGCCACCATTGACATAAACATCGTACAAAGTGAGAATTTCGTTTTTCATTTCATCAGTGAGAGTAAAGTCGAAGCTTTGCGTTGTTCCCTGGAGCCTTATTTTAATCTCATCATTTTGATGCTGAATCAAATCATCCATGAAAGAAAGCATTTGATTTGTCAAATCAAAACTGATGTTTTCAAAGACGGTCCCATCGCTTCCGAGCGAATAGGAATGATTACAGTTAGAGAATATGTAGCGGTTATCACCGATTTTAATGAGAATCGAGTTGAGGTCTGCCCAATGGTATCCATGATAATCAAATTCCAAAACGTAAAAATCGGCGGGATCTGTTAGACTGATAAAGGGGCTGACTAAGATAACAGCACTTGCGGAGGATGTGACAATAGTTTTACCATCTGCCCATCCTGAGGAACGAACATAGGTTATTCCAGTCATATCATCTGCAGTAAGGCTGAGATCATCTCTCCCATTAAAAATGCTGCGATTAAATTCAGCAGATGCAAATGCAGAAACAGGGATAGAAACCATTAGCAGAACAATTAGTGCAAGGGAAATAAGTGTTCTTTTCATTTAATGTCCTCCGCCTTAACTAACGTTGCGATAGGAATAAGATTTGTAAAAACGGTAGCAACTTTTTTCCCGCAAACCGGGCATAAAATATCTTCAAGATCCCGAAGTCCTTCATGAGTAGATGTGCTATCATACTCCAAAAGTGAACCACAATTATTGCAAGTTGTACGGTGAATCATAATGGGTATATCCTTTCTGCAATGAAAACTTAGTTTACAGCGTCAAAACAGTCATCATAGCCATGTTCATAGCCTTCGTCATAGGCTTCTTGATAATTATCTGCTGCGCCGTCCGGGTAACCAGCGTCATAACCATGATCCCAGCCTTCATCATAACCTACCGAATAGCCAGCATCATATTCATTGCGAATACTTTCGTTTTCCACCCGGCAAGCTTCGTATCCCGCCTTATAGCCTTTGTTATATGATGCTTCCTGATTCTGAGCATAGCCATCATCGAATCCATCGTCCCAACCATTATTATAGCTATCATGGGACATCTGAGAAACGGCATTTTGATAATACGGAGAATCAGGACGATAGAAATCATAATATCCGGCACCAATACGGATACCGAAGTACAAGCCAACAAGAAGAAAAACAATCATTAGAATAGTGATAAGAAATAAAAAGCGATATTTATGTGATTTTGGATCAGCCACCATAATTCCTCCCTTACTTACGCTTCTTTCGTAACCAATCCATCCGCAGCAGGTTTTTTATAGTATCCTGTACGATGCAAGTCCTCTGCATACTCAATGACCTTAGACTGACCTTCTTCATTCAGTTTATCGAAAACCGAGAGCAAAGAGGTCTGGGCCTTGGTGAGGGAGGCCTGTGTCGGTTCGGCATCTTCCATTCCCATTAGATAAGTGGGAGTGGTATCTAGTACCAATGCAAGTTTTTCAAGAATAGAACGTTTCAGGTTGACAACAAGGCCATTTTCATATTTATAGATAGCCGCTTTTTGCACACCAACTTTGGCACCGAGTTCTTCCTGCGTCATCTGATGCTCAATGCGAAGCTGGCGTATCCGTTCGCCGGTGGTCATAGGACATCACCCTTTCATACGTTGTATCTTAATAATAACACAGATAATCTAAAAAGCAAGAAAAAATATCTTGACAAGATTCATACAACATGCTAATATTTAAGTATCCTAAAAAGATACTTAAATATAGAACAATATTTAAGGGGATGGATGAACGGAGGTGAAAAAGGGTGAATAAGAGAAAACTCAATGCTGTTATGCAGTTGCATGGGGAATCGCAACAAAATCTGGCGGATTTCCTCGAAATGAGCCTCTCACGGCTGAATGCTAAAATTAATGAATACCGTGGAGCACAGTTTCGACAGAATGAGATTGCAGCCATTCAGGAGCATTACGGCTTGACTGCCGAAGAAGTGAACGAGATATTTTTTGCTTCATTGGTATCTCAAAAAGATTCTAACGGGCCAGCGGCTTGACCCCACCGACCCAAAGAAGAGCGCATGAAAAAGCCCCGGCGGGGAGCCGGGGACAGAGAGGTGAAAGGAGAAAATAACGTGACGGTAAAGATTACAGGTAACCCCAAAGAAATTGCCGCCCTTGTATTAGCGGTACAGGAGCGGCAGATTCGGGATGGCTTTATTGGAAAGCGTCCGATTGAGGATGATGGAATCAAGGATTGTGCAATGACGGCAGGTTTGTCAGAAAAGAGTTTCGGGTGATGTGATCCACTGTGCCCCGGTATCCTGAATAACAAGGATATCGCATTCTTCACTGACGGTTTGATTGATCTGGGCATAGTGCTGAACCCCGGCAACGGAACGGGTCAGGAATCGCAGATAATTGATGGATTCCTGAAGCGGAAAGGCATTGCGCTCCACCGGAAACATGTCGGTCAGCTTTATCAGTATCTCTGATTCACCGGAAAATGCGAGACAGTTTCCATTTTCATTGGTTAATTCCGTAATGGCTTCAGACACCAATGAAGTGGATAAGACGATGCGATTGCCGTTACTTATAGCAGCACCGATCAGAACAACATTCCGTTTTCCGGCAATAGCCAGAAGCTCCTGCTTGAGCAGCCGGAGTTCATCTTCGATGGAAAGAGATTCATTCAACTGCGAAAGACATCGTTTGATGGTACAGGACGTACGGGTCTGATTTTCCAGTCCGGATGCGCCGGTATAGGTGATTCCGTGGCCGGATTTTGTGAGGAAGATTTTTTGCTCATGATCAGTGAGAACAAAAGATTCTGTTGAATTTGTTTGTTCATCGGAAATTGTGGTCGTTAATCTTCGATCTGCGGACATTACAATTCCATACGGATTGGACAAAACGATAGCCAGTGACATTGTCTGAGTAGCCTCCTTTTTGATTTTGAGTATAGCACAGAGGAGAAGAACGGACAAGAACACATGAAAAAGCCCCGGCGGGGAGCCGGGGGAAATGGAGAAATTATGAAGTACGAAGAAATTATGGCGTGCATCCAGGATATCAACGGCCCTTGGAGCAATGCCGCCTGCCTAGGCTACTGCCGGATGGCAATGCAGAACGCCGGAGTAGACGAGTGTACCCAGCGGAAGGTTCTGCGGGAACTGAAATCCTGTTTTGATCTGGTGAGCGTGGAAGAAGCGGCACAGGCTGGCTGAGAAAGGAGAAGACCATGGACCGTTATATGATCGTGATCCCGGCGAAGAACCGGGCATTCAACATGAAGTGTGATGATGGTGACAGCATGAAGCTGGAGACCCTGCAGAAGCTGGTGGGCGGGCCGATCGAGCCGGTGAACAGCGTTCTG